AGCGCAGTGGCTGGCGCCTATGTCACGCGAAAGTACAAGGAGCTGTATAAGCGCAAGCACGGCAGTATGGAAGGCGCCTTCAAGGGCAAGAAAACCACTGCTGAATATTTCAAGGAAGATGCCATCGAGCCAATGAAGGCCGAAGGGCTCATTCTTGGCGACATCGACGAGGCTTCCTTGATTTCTCAGGCCGATATTGATGCTGCATTGAACCAGTGGAAGGCGGAGGCGCCGGAGCGTTTTAAGGACATCTTGGAGGCTTCTGATGCTCAGCCCACTGAGTGATTCATGGCCTCGGTTTGATGCCGAATGGTCATATGACACTAACTTGGGGCGCTACAGGCGCCCCTCTGGTCAATTCATGAGCGAGAAGGCCGTAATGGCTCTCGTTGATGGTCGCATCGACAAACTTGGTCAGCAGCTACGCCGTTTCACTCAAATGTTGGCCGATGGCAACATCACGATTGATCAGTGGCAAGGCAGTGTCCGCGAGGCAATTAAGGCTGCTCATATTCAAGCAACAGTGCTTGGGCATGGCGGTAAGGACGGTATGGGCAGCGCAGAGTATGGCCGTATCGGCCAAAGGCTTCGTGCGGAATACGGTTATCTTCAGAAGTTTGCTGGGGATATTCTGGCTGGGCGCGTTTCTACTGCCATGGCTCTTGCTCGTGTGCAGCTATATGCTGAGAGCGTGCGAGGTTCTTACTGGGAAGGTTCCAGTATTCGTCAAGAACGACAGGGCTACTCCCTGATGCGTCGCATTCTCGATCCGCAAGCGCAGCATTGCGATGATTGTTTGCGTTACGCGAGGGCTGGATTGGTGTCGATGGGAAGCCTGCCGATGCCTGGACAACGATGCGAATGCCGATCTAGGTGTCGATGCAGTGTTGAATACAAGCGCAACGCTGTACCGACAGTCCCCGTCTAAAAACTAGACCTAACATTGCGCAAGACATTGCGCTTTGTATGGCCAAAATTCTTTACTGCGGAGACGCTGCAGTTCAAACTGGCTTCGGACGGGTGGCAGAGAATTTGCTGCCTGAACTAGCGAAGGAGCACGAGATTGTTGTGCTCGCCGTCAATTGGTGGGGCGATCCGCATGAGCTGCCCTATCGCATGTATCCGGCCAATGCAGGCGGGTCCGATCCGTTTGGCTCTCATCGCATCCAGGAGCTGCTCGTTAAGGAGCAGCCCGATCTGGTGTTTGCAGTGAATGATATTTGGATTTTGAATAACCTCTGGAAAGTGGCCAAGCCGCTCAAAGAGAAGCTTGGTTTCAAGTGGTATGGCTATTTCCCCACTGACAGCTACGGATTTTTCCCGGAAGTGTTTGACGTATGCAAGGAGTGGGATGGAATGGCCACTTATACGCAATTTGGCCTTGAAGAAGTGCGCAAGGCGGGCTGTGAAATGCCTTGTGATGTGATTCCGCACGGTATTGATCGTTCTACTTTCTTCCCCGTTAAGCAGGATGAAGCGCGTGAGGTGCTTGGTATCGACAAAGATTTGTTCATTGTTTTCAATGGCAATCGAAATCAACCGCGAAAGCGTATTGATTTGACTATCAAAGCATTCATTAAGTTTGCGCTTGACAAGCCTGATGCTCGTCTCTGGCTCAATATGGGACCGAAGGACCAGGGGTGGGATTTGATTCCGCTGTTTAAGCGAATGTCTCGCGATCTTGGCTACGACCCAACTGGCAAGCTCATTCTTACCAGCAAGGATTTTGATGTGACCAATTGCTTGCCAATTGAAAAGCTTAATTTGGTTTACAACGCTTGTGATGTGGGCGTCAATACCTGCATTGGCGAAGGCTGGGGATTGGTGAATTTTGAGCATGCTGCAACGGCTACAGCTCAAGTTGTCCCTGATCACACATCGCTGAAGGAAATCTTTAGTGAAATCCCGCGCATTCCCATTGAGAGCTGGGAAGTAGATACAAATTACGGCCTTGATCGTGGTGTGCCGTCTGCTGATGCGCTGGCGATGATGTTGAACAACTATTACAAGAAGCGTGACAATCTTGACGTGGTTGCAAAGTGGTGCTACGGGCGTCTTTGCGAAGAAGAATTCTCTTGGGAAAAGATTGGGGCTGATGTGGTGAAAATTGTTAATCGGACACTGGCGAGTGACAGTGCCGGCAAAGGGTTTGGCAATGATTAAGCGTCGCGTGAGCGTGGGAATTCCCACACTTTCTTGTTACGACAAGCTCATTCGTCTATGTAATCACCTGCTCAATGATGAGCACCCTTGTGTAGAAGCAGAGGTGTTAATTCTTGACAATGGCGGACGAATGAAGGAGAGCGGCGCCGTTGATGCGCTTGCGGAAAGCTGCGATCTTTCTAGGTGGAAAATTGCAGTGCCTCCGTACAATCTTGGCGTAGCAAAGTCCTGGAACTATCTTATTAATCAGCTCAATCAATGCATCATTGCAAATGATGATGTGGTGTTTGGACTGAATGACATCGCGGCCTTTTTAGAAGCCGCTGATGCCAATCCTGGCAGTATTTTGCTGGAGACAAATCATTCCGTTGGTGGATTTTCTACGTTCTACGTGAATCGCCCTGAGCGCTGGCTCGGAATGGGAGGTTTCGACGAGCTATTTGCGCCTGCGTATTTTGAAGATAATGATTGTCGCTGGCGTCTACTGGTGGAAGATAACCCTGCGATCAAGGTGAATCTTCTTTCGTGGACGCATGACAATAGCAGCACATTGCATAGCGGCGATGATCGCTACAAGCGAATGCATTGGTGTTGCTTTGAGCGCAACAAGGCCTACTACCAAACGAAATGGGGAGGCCTTCCTGGCAATGAACAATTCACTTCTCCGTTCGGAAAATAGCAATGGCGCATTTTGAACAGCAACAGTTCGTGCAAAGTGTGAAAGACGAATTTCCATCGTTTTTCCATGGGGGACGAATCATTGAGATGGGGAGCCTTGACATCAATGGGAGCGTGAGGCGTTTCTTTGAAGAGCCGAAGGAGTACGTGGGTGTTGACGTGGGGCCTGGGCGAGGCGTTGATGTGGTGTGTGAGGGGCAGGATTATGACGGCGCCACTGGAAGCTTTGACGTGGCCATCTCGGCGGAATGCTTTGAGCACAATCCGCACTGGGAAGCCACATTCGCAAACATGCACCGCTTGGTGAGAGATGAAGGCTTGTTGGTGATGACCTGCGCCACCGTTGGGCGCCCAGAGCATGGCACAACAAGAAGCGACAGGGGCAGCAGCCCGCTAACAGTAGGCAAGGGCTGGGACTATTACAAGAATTTGATTGAGGAAGATTTCTACGACGCTTTTCCCATTGCCTGCATGTTTTCGGAACATTGTTTTAAGGTGAATACAAGCAGCCATGATTTGTACTTCTGGGGGCTTGTAAGTAAATGACATCGAAGCAGAAGCAAGCGAAGGTGCGTAAGGTGATGCGCGAATTCAAAGCGGGCACCTTGAAGGGCGGTGACGGTAAGCCCGTAAAGAGCCGCCAGCAAGCCATTGCTATTGCAATGAGCGAAGCTGGCATGGAGAAGAAGGATAAGAGCGACGCTTATTGGGACGCTTACATCGACACGATGTGCGGCTCGATGAGCAAGGAAGGAATGGAAGAGGAGGAAGAGATGGACGGCAATCCTGCCGAAGCTCGCTGCAAGGGCTATCTGTCAAGCCTGCGCAAGCGCAGAAAAAAGGGCTAAGGGGCGACGCTGAAGGCTTCGCCCCTCCTGCAAGCGTAAGAAGTGCTGCGCGGCGCGGCCTTGAGCTGCGCCGAAAGCACGGCAAAGGAGGGCTGACTACTAAAGAAGCTGGAAAGCAAGGCATTGGAAGCGGCGTGGCACGAGCCACGTCGCTAGCTAACGGGGACAAAGTTAGTGCGGAGACAATTCGTCGCATGGTTGCATTTTTCTCACGACACGAGAAAAATAAAAGTGGCGGAGAAGATGACGCCGGCTACATTGCTTGGCTTCTATGGGGTGGCGACGCTGGTAAGTCTTGGGCAAATCGAACACTTAAGATGCTGGAAAAGCGTCAACAAAAATGATGGAAGGCCTCAGAATGGTGCGTGAGGAAGAAGACGGCATCAGTGTGATGCAGGCCTTGCAGATTTTGTCTCGCAATGCCCACCGCAGTACCTCTCGATGGGAACTTGTTGAGAAGCAAGTCTTCAAGAATGGGCGTCTAGAGGAAACGCATGAATATGTGGTGAGCGTTTACGACGTTCCCGATTCGGAGTTTGAACCTGCCAAGTTTTTAGTGTTTGAAGCAGTGGCGATGGCTAAGGCTTACATCATGGATGGCATTGAGGAGCAGCTTGCTTCTATTCGTGATGAACACGACGATGATGATGATTGATTAGTCCTTCGTCGCATGAACGACGAAGGACGGATAGCCCATCAACCAGAGCACACTGAGCTGAAAAACTCCGCTCATTACTTTAATTTGCGCAACATCAGGGGCAAGGATGCCGCTTTCAATGCGGGAGATAGTGGCCTGATCGCAGAATAGAAGTTCTGCCAGGGCTCGCTGTGAAAGACCGCAACTTTGGCGGGCGTCTTTAACTCGCAAGCCTATGAGGGCCTTTGCTTCGCTGTACGAGGAGCGAGGGCTTTTAACTTTACGCCCGCTTAGATCTTTCTGCGTCATTCTATGCAGAATAGCATAATGTATAGTAGGATAGGCAAATAAAGCTTCTACAGTGTATGTATGAGCACCACATCTTGCCGGTACGACGTTTCTCCTATTGAGAAATACGAAGTGACACCGGAGGGTTACCTTCGTGTGTGGGCTTCTATTGCTCGTACTGGTATTCAGCATTACACCGATGCTGACGGTTCTATCAGGAAGGAATTCCGTCCTGAAACCGAAGTGGCGTCTCCTGAAAGCCTTGCCTCATTTGCGGGGAAGGCCATCACTATGGAACATCCTCCTGCCCTTCTGGACAGTGAGAACACCAAGGATTACCAAATCGGTTTTACCGGCTCGGAAATTGTTTATGACAATGGCTTTGTAAAAGCCGTCATGACAGTGACTGATCGCGAAACTATTGACAAGGTAATGCGCGGCGATGTTCGTGAAGTGAGCGCCGGCTATAGGGTCAATTATGATCCGACGCCTGGCGTTACCGATGGTGGCGAGCATTACGACGGTATCCAAAAGGAGATCAGTGGTAATCACGTTGCTATCGTTCGTCGGGGCCGAGCCGGCCCGCAGGTGAGGTTGCATTTGGATCGCCAAGATGCTGCCGATCCCTCCCTACTTTCCACTGAGGAAAATCAAACTATGTCCGCCAAAGTCGTTTTCGACGGCGCCGAGTTTGAGGTGAGCGAGAGCGTTGCTCTGGCGATCACCAAAGAACGCGATGACGCCAAGATGTCCTACGAGGACATGAAAAAGAAGTACGACGAGCTGCAGGCTGCTGCTGATTCCATGAAGGCCGAAATGGACGCCATGGAAGAAGAAATGAAGGGCAAAATGGACGGGGCCGAAGGTCGCGCCGATGCCCTGGCCGAGCAAGTCGATTCTCTGAAGGCTGAGCTGGAAGAAGCCAAGCAAATCAACGTGGATTCCATTGTTGAAGAGCGCCTGGCCCTTGTTTCCAAGGCTAAGCCCGTACTGGATGCCGCTTATGAATTCAGCGGCAAGAGCGACCGTGAAGTGATGGTTGACGCCATCAAGGCAGTTCGCGGCGACTCTGTTGCTCTGGACGAGCGTTCCGACGATTACGTCCTGGCAATGTTCGACACCATCTCTGAAGATGCTGCCAATCGCGCTGATTCCACCGAGGATCTGCGTAAGGCGGTGGCTTCCATCGCCACTCCTGCGTCTGCTCCCTCCTCGTATATCGAGAAGCTGCAGAATGCCTGGAAATCTCCCCTGTCTGTCTCCAAGGAGGCTAAGTAATCCATGGCCGTAACTTTTTCGACCAGCGCAGGTGCTGCCGGTGGCGTTCAATCCAGCTATGAGCTGGAGCTGACTGCTGCTCTGGAAGGCCAATTCGCTGACATTGCCGACAACAACGTCGCCACTTTCGTGAACGAAACTGGCGCCGCCATCGCTTACGGCAACCTTCTGGTGGTTAACACTGCTGGCACCGTGGGCAACTCCGCCAAGACTGTGGCCGCCACTGGTGACACTGTCGTGGGCGTGAACGCTCTCACCTACGTGGACGAGAAGGTGCTTGATGCCAACTCCCGTCCTGGTGTTGCTGATGAGCAAGCTGTCAATGCAATCAACAAGGGCGTGGTTGCCGTCTACGTGACTGGCGCTGTTGATCTCACCTCCCCCGTGCGTGTGTATTACGCCACACACACTGGCACCACTGCTGGTGCCCATCCTGGTCGCTTCTCTCACGCTTACGTGAGCGGCAAGACCCGTCGCCTGACTGGCGCCCGCTGGGTGTCCAAGACTACTGGCGCTGGTGTTGCTCTGCTGGAGCTGAACGGCCCCGATTTCACCCTTGCCGCCGATTCCTGATAGGAGTACACAATGAGCGAATTTCGTATGGATGAAGC